TCGACCAGCTCTGGAAGCATGGCATCAACGAGCTTGCGCGAAAAGCGGCGCTCGGCGTCATTGAGCACCTCCATTTACTACTGGGTCCCAAAAGAATCAGGGGGGGGCGGGCGCGATGGCAATAGCGGGAATTATGGGTGAAGGCGCGCCGAGATTCGTCGCAATCTGGGCCCTCTCACTACGTGACAACTCGTTTCTAAAAAATCCCACGACGGCCGAACTCAACACGCGGTACTGATCCGACCTGTACCACCTGTTGATGTGGGCCAATGGCGCGACAGTCGTATCGAGACTGAGCATCGCCGATCTTTCTACGAGGCTCGCGAACTTTACCCAACCGCCCCACTCGCGTGCGAGCAGTCTACCCACCTGTCCGACGAGCACATACACCCAAAAATCTTTTATAAATTGACCCATGCTCGCGTGCATCACGTGACCATCGAGTTTGTATAACACGTGACCAGTCCCAACGTTTGGCATTGTGGCGAATTTGTTTCTGACGAGTAGAATGCGAAATATAGTACTCAGACGAAACTTATCCCTGAGATGAATATTGTCCCTCATCTCTTCGAACACCCCTGAGAGATCGAGACGGGTCATATCTGGCACGGTGAACGTCACCAGACGATCTATAGTGTACTCGGTGGAATCACATGGGTTCTTGCGTTTGAGATGGGACTCGAGCGCCTGTCTCGCCTTTGATGGGTACAACGGGTGCGTGAACACCTTGGCGCACTTCGGGCATACGGCCTCCATTACCATCGTGTACGAAAAAAAATTTCCCAATTTCCTCCGGACCGTCCTGGACCTGGAGGAATTTTGTAAAAAGGCTTACGTAGGGTCCGAGGCGGGGGTCACCCTGTGGGATGTCACACATATGTTCGTCGCATACGTCAGTTGGTGGGCACGTGGACTCGTAGCATCCTGGGATCGAGCACGTACTCATCTTACCTAAAACACGTATAGATTTTTTAACTATTTATTTATTTTTTTATAAGAGGGGTGTGTGACTGTCAGACCTTGAATCGATCCCAAAAAAATAGAAAGTTTAGAGTTGTTTAAAGTTTTTAGAGGGTGAGGTCGACCTCGGACGCCCGGACCCCCCTCTTGTAAAAAAATAAATAAATCAAGGCCCGTAGAGCCGCAGGATATCCTTGATAATCGCGTGACGCTTGATGTCCTCCTCTGTAAACTGCACCACCTCGATGCCGGGGATCGGAGAATAAGTCAAGCGCGTCACGAGGTCCAAGAGGCCATTCTTCTCGAACCCACGATCGTGCTGACCCGTGTCGCCCGTGATGACAAGTTTCGAGCCGTGGCCGAGTCGTGTGAGCACCATACGCATCTGATTCGGCGTCGAGTTCTGCATCTCGTCGGCCAAGATCCACGAGTGGTCGAACGTACGGCCGCGCATATAGGCCAGGGGGCACACCTCGATCTTCGACCGCTTGGTGATCTGCAGATAGTCGGTCATCGGTGCGACCCACGGTTCCATTTTCTTGTTGAGGTTTCCGGGGAGGAAACCGTGCTGCTCATCAACTGACACGGCCGGACGGGTCATAATCACCCGGTCGTGGCGCTGGCTTGCGGTCGCCGCATGACACGCCATCATAGTCTTTCCCGTGCCCGCGGGGCCATGTGCGACGATGATCGGCACACGGGAATTCTCGAGAAGGGCCTGATAGATGCGGTGGTTCATTATTATTTAGGGGCGCCCACCTTTTAACCTCTGAGCCGTCTTTTGCAAGTTGGCCAGACTGGCGAACATATCCTCCGACGCGAGCGACGCAGGCGCCGCTTGGGCCTTGGGGGCAGGGCGTGCCTTTTCCCACGTCACGACGCATTCACCGGGTTCGAGCCCCTGACGGACCGTGTAGCCCGCGAGAACAAGCTGGCGCTGCAGGTACACTATGGCCTCCTGGAATGGATACAAAGGATACCCTATGACCATCGGGGGGACGGACAAGTGGGCGAAACGCTCACCCCTCTCGCTCGCCGCCTTGATTTTTTTTGAAAATTGTTCAAGTATATTTTTATAAGTCTCCTTTCTCAGGTTGCGGCGGGCCTGCTCCCTCTGCGCAATCTCAGATGCGCTTATCATACTAATTTAGAACTGGACTTGTTTGGGGGGAAGTTCACGCGACGCCTTGATGACCTCGGCGAGCTGCTGGTTCAGGTCAGCCTGCACGTCGGCAAAGGGCTGGTACTTGTCCGGTGCATAGGACTGGAAGGGGCCGCTGCGATCCGGTGAGCTGGACGCCACCTTGGACAGGAGGGTCACGGCGCCGGCCGGGCTCACGGAGGCGGTCACGTCGTACTGGATACCGAAAAAGCCGCGGGTGTCAAGGAACATGAGGCGGGCGTCGTACGTCACGCCACCCTGTGTGCCCGTCTTGGGTGTGATGTAGATGGTCTCAATGGGCTGCAGCCACGGCTCCGTCTTCTGCAGGGCCTCGATGATCACCTGGATGATGTTCGGCGATACTGGGGCCCCTTCGGCATAGAGCGAAGGGGCGGCCGAGTTTGTGAACAGGATGCCGACGATCGTCGCAACCGCCAACAAGATAATGAGATCAGTCTTCATTTAGTACTTGCTGTTAAAAAAATTAACAGAGGAAATGGTAGGATGGCCCTCTTGGTCTTCAGTGACAAGTGCAACTATTGCTACGAAGTTATAAATTTTATAAAAACAAATCCAACTCTTGGTCCCATGATCCGCTACCACAACGTGACGACCCAGGGCCGGCCCACATCGGCAAAGGTGACGCGGGTCCCCACACTCATCACCACTGATGGCAACGTGCACGTGGGTGCCGAGGTGAAGAATTGGCTCGAGTCTATGATTCCACACGAGGTGGAGAATTGGGGACCCTCGGGCATCCTGACGGCCAGCCTCGATGGCGACGATGGTGGGCCCGAAATGTTCACCCTGGACTCGTACGGCGTTTCTATGCAACCTATGTTGACTCCAGAGCTCAAGGATAAAATTGGCCGAAGTGTTCAGGATGCATATCAGCTAAAGAGTGCCGACAACTAAAAGTCAATGCACCTAAAAACTATTCAGGCATCGGCCATTAAAGGGATATTCGAGGTGCTCAAGGACATCATCAACGACGTCAATGTTTACTTTGGTCCGGGGGGACTCAAGATCCTGACCCTCGATACGGCGAGGGTGACGCTCGTGCACATGACGCTGGCCGCTGAGAACTTTGAAGAGTACGAATGTTCAACGGAGATTGCAGCCGGTCTCAACATGGCCAACACGTACAAGCTGCTCAAGTCGGTGGGCCCGGCCGACACCCTCACGATGAACATCAAGGGTACCGATTCACTCGAGTGCATCATCGAAAACGCGGCCAAAAAGTCAACGACCAGTTTCCGCCTGAAACTGCTCGACATTAACGAGGACATCCTTGAGGTCCCGGACATTACCATGGACATCATCACGACCATGCCGAGCCTCGACTTTCAGAGGGTCGCTCGCGACATGGGCAACTTGGCGAACGACATGACAATCTTCCGCGATGGCACGCGGCTCGAGCTCTCGTGCAGGGGCGATTTTGCGGACCAGGAGACGATCCTCGAGTTTCCGGATGAGGCCGTGAAGCGCACTGGAGCAACGTACAACCTCAAGTACATCAACCTATTCACAAAGGCGACGGGACTGTGTTCCTCCGTGCAAATCATGCAGGACTCAAGCGACGACCAGATGCCCGTCGTGTTCAGATATGGCATCGCCAACTTGGGAGAGGTCCGGTTCTACCTGGCCCCAAAAATGGACTGACACCGGTCCTTCCTTTTCTAAAAAGAATTTTCTAAAAATTTTCAATTCAAGACGGAATGGACTGAGCGACCACACGAAGCGCGGGCTCATGGGGGTCCACGTGGCGCCCGCGAGCCAGGCGGGTCCCTCGATTTTCTTCAGTTCTGCGGTGACGTCCCGCCCGGTCGTCTCTATGACGGCGCGCTTCAAGGGGGGTCGGAATGTGTGGCGCTTCGGTGGCCAGTCCTCGCCGAGGTACGTATGAACCTTTCCACCGAGGACATATAGGACGATCCGGGGCGCGCCGACCGGGGGCATCTCATCAACTTCGGTCGCCACGAGATTGTCGAGTTTGTATATTCCTTTTATCGTAAAATTTCTAGGATAAAAGAAATAGACCATATCCATAATAGGTGCGTTGAGAAATGGAGGCGAGATTTAACGAAAAGGTGCGCGAGTATCACGATGCAATTAACGGGGCCGGGACGGACGCTGATAAGGAGGCCCTGGAGACGGAGATGTACGACTACATGGCACGGACGGCACCCTTTATCCGGGAGTATCACCAAGAGGCCAAGACAGAGTCGGTGACCAAGACTGTCGGGAACATCAAGATTACTTCTCAAAAGGGGATTCAGCGACAGGACATATACAACTCATACCTTGCGGACGTCGAGGGGGTCCATCAGCCGGTGAAACCACGGGACGGGCTCAAGTATTTCACCGCGTGTCAAAATTGCGGCGCCAAGTACTCTCTTATATTTGACGAGGTCCTGAGCGAGGACGTTTGCTTGGAGTGCGGGATGGCTGAACACGTACAGGGTGACGAGATTGGCTTCAAGGAGGAGCAGGAGATGGAGAAACACGTGGTCTACTCGTACAAGCGTGAAAATCACTTCAACGAGTGGGTCAGTCAGTTTCAGGCCAAAGAGTCGACGAGCGTCCCACCCGACGTCATCGACCAGCTCCGGGCTGAATTTAAAAAACAAAAAATTAAAGATCTTTCTGAAATTACTCATGAAAAGGTCAAGGCGCTGCTGAAGAAACTCAACAAGTCAAAGTATTACGAACACGCTCCATACATCACGACGATTCTCAACGGGATTCAACCTCCCACGATGCCGCAGGCTCTTGAGGAAAGGCTGCGGCTCATGTTTTATCAGATTCAAAAACCTTTTGAGAAACATCGGCCAAAGGACCGAAAGAACTTTTTGTCTTACTCTTATACACTTTACAAATTGTGTGAACTTTTGGGCGAGGATGACTACCTGCCATGCTTCCCGCTTTTGAAATCAAAAGAAAAACTTTACAAACAAGATGAAATGTGGAGGGGCATATGCCACGAGCTGCGTTGGCAATTTGTGAAAACCGTGTGATTTAGTGACTCCGCCGCATGCCAGCGAGCGCGGCCGCCGCGTTTCTGTTGGCGCTGGACACGTTCCGCATGGCCTTCTTCTCCTCCTTGCGCGTAAGCTTGAGGTACTCGCGCTTTTCCTGAGCCGTCAACGGGGCT